TGACCTTTAATAATTTCATTTACCAATAATTGATTAATGTTTTTTCCGTCACCTATATTTTTTACACGCCATCCAGTCCCGTCGGTTATTTGCCATGTGTTACTGTCGTTCTTTACTCTTATGGCACCTGGACTGCCTAATGATGGTCCGTCACCAATAAACACCCTTTTTTTAACACTTATGCTACTTGTGTCATTATTAAAAGAACCATAAACAATAACATCATTTTGACCTCCTAAATTCCCAGCCGCTAAATGCTCCATGAATAAATTACCTAACTCGTAAAATTTCAAATAGCTTGTAAGCAAATCAGTACCCGTTGCCGTTTGAATCCTACTCAATAAAAACCTTACGCCAACGTCTCCACTTTCAGGCATTGTTGGTGTAGTCCAATTTACGATAATATTATCAACTGTGCCACCTGCGGCAGGTAAGGTAGTTGCTCCACCCGGTATAACAAATTTATAATAGCTAAATGTAGTTTCCCAACTTTGAGCAGAAAAAGTATGCTGAAAACCATTATAAGTAATATCTCTTTTTAGCCAGTATTTTACATGATTAATTTTAACGTAATTAATTTTTCCGTTAAATGTGCCACTAGGGTCAAAAGTTAATTGCTGTGTTGATACGCAAACAATTCTTTCATAATATTCCCCGGTAGTTGTAATGCTAAAAGTATCGCCACCCATTTTTAAAACAAGCGTTCCATTTGTAACTTCAATACCAAAAGATACATAATAAGTAGCTCCGTTTGTGGGAGTAAAATTAGTATAAACCAAATCGCCCGTTGCGTTGGTTGCTTTTGCGTGACCTAAAGCAGCTCCGCCTCCATCGGAAAAAGTCCATCCGCTGCCTAATGTCCAAGTAGTTATTTCAGGCGAACGGTTGGCGGTTAAAAAATCTATCAATGGTACTACGATGGGTCTTAACTCAATAACAAAAGATCCTTCTACTATATGTTCTGCAATAGTACTTGAACCTACCTGACTATCTCTATATTTCATTACCGAAGTAAATGTTATAGTAGCTTCATCATTATTGTAATCTAAATCCTTTGAGTTGAAAAACTCCGTGTTTAGGTTATTAAATATTTTACCTGACAATAAATTTACCGACGCTATGTGTTCATATTCAATATCCAAATCCTTTATATGCCCGTAATATCCCCATTTGCCACCACTAAAACGAAGCATTTTATTTGTTTCGGAATAGTTATCATTTTCAATACTTGATTGAAAACTACTTTGCTGTAATAAAGTAGAGGTTAAGTAATAAATATTGATTGTTACGGCAGAATCTAAATAGGTATTTGGCTGAACCATAAAGAATTTCCTATCGGAAAAAAAGAACCTTAAACCTAATGGTACCATCATTCTTTTTAAAACGTCATAGCACTTCATGTAGGTGTAATTACCCTTACTATCTATCGTGTAAAAAACTTTATGATTAACCCTCATTCTAAGAAGCGGGTCTATAGAATTATCATACGTCCATGAATCCTCATGCCACTGAAAAGCACTAGCCAAAACGCCTATATTAGTGCCGTAAATTGATTGAACGTATGTAAGTTTTTGAAGGCAATTATTTACATGATTAATTATGGTATCGTCGCCCTGATAAACATCGCTTCCGTCTGGCTTATAATCAATTCCTTTTAACCACCCGATCCCATCAATAGCATTTATGGTGTAATTATATCCCATCTCTAAAGGAATATCGTCAAATTCAATTAAATCAGCTAAAATATAACCATACCAATAAAAGTTTGGTGCATCGGACGTGTCGTAACCTATTAATTGAATAGTAAATCTACCCTCTGGTGCCGTTAAAAAATCACTTAATAATTGTTGTTTTTGTTCTGTGTCAATAATATAAGTAAACTTAAAATTACTACCTATAATTGGTGCGTATCTCTCTAAACCGTTTTCAACATCGGCTTGCCATTCTATTTGCGCTCCTGTAACATCTATGTCATAAGTCATTCCTGAAAAAGTACTGTCATCTATTACTAAGTAATATTTACGCCCTTTTTCTGAATAAAATGTAGATGTATATCTTGCAGCCATTATCTTATTCTTGAGTTAATATTTTTGGCCTTTTCCATGATTACAAGTAAATCACTTCCAGCTACTCTAGTGGTTAATATGTAAGGTGATCCGCCACCGTCTAACATTCCCTTTAATTTTGATAAAGGTGCAATTACTTCCGGGTCAACTCGACTGTTTCTATTATCTCCTACAGTTGCCATAGTTGGGCCGTAAGCTAAGCCACCTTCTGCAAGTTTTGGAGGTGCTACTTTATTTATCATTGTGTTAAACAAAACTGCTGCACCTGCACCAGCCGCACCCGCTACAGCTAAGGCACCAGGCCCTAAGGTTTTACCTAACGGCCCACCTAATATACCTTTTATAATACCTGCTACACCTTCTTTTATGTATGCGCTAATAATCATTCTTGCGGCTTGCATGGCTGCACTACCTAACTTCTTCATATCGGTTTCACCTTGCATTGCCATATTTGAAAATGCATCGGTTGCCGCAACTAATATATTTTGCATTGGAGTTAATGCACCCTCAACACTTTGTACTCTATGTGTTATAGCATCAAATGAGTTAGCTAAAGATAAATTCGTTTCTTTTAATCTTTCGTTGGCAGCCGTAATACTTTCTAATTTTTTAGGAATCAAATCTAAAGTAGGAAGCGTGTTGACATTTAACATTTCAAATTGCATCATACTTTTATTAGTCTGCATTTCTTTGATTGCATCTAAAGTAGTATTACCTTTTGGCTCTGTAGTTGTATTTGCCTTATTTTTAGTTGTATTTTTTAACGAATCTTCTAAAGCCTTAATTTTAGCCTTCATTGTGGCTACTTCTGGTGAGTCGGTCGTAGTTGTTTTTTTTGTATCATCGCCCCAACTTCCACCTGCTCCGCTTGGTTCACCAGCCGAACCACCACCAAATCCAACTTCAATTTCAGGTTTAACTTTTTGCTTATTAATTAACCTTAAAGTTTCTAATAAATTTACGGCTCCATCGTACACAAAATTAATAAAAGTTAAAACCGCATTTATTTGAGACAAAACCACTTCAAAAGTAAATACCGCTATTTTCCCAAATACAAATAAAAGTAAATCAAATAAAGGTTGAAGTTTAGATAGTAATGTTAAAGTAGTTTGAAATGCTTTTTTAATTCTATCAAAAGATTCTGATAATAATTTTCCTGTTTTTGATAGGCTTCTTTGCCCTTCATCGGTAGTTGCATAATAAGCAACTAAAGAACCAATAGCCAAAACAAGTAAGCCAACTCCACCAGTCATAACACTAAAAAGCGGTATTAATATTTTTGTTAATGTTATAATACTAGATATTGAAGTTGCAAATTGACCAATGATTAAAATAAGAGGACCGATTGCAGCAGCTACTAAGCCAAATTTTACTATGTTTTCTTGTTGCTCTGGTGTTAATGCTTTAAATTTATCTACTAACTCTTGTATTTTTTTTGAAACATTATCAAATACAACTTCTAATTTTAATGTTTCATTTATTGTTTTTCCAAGTTCTGCTAAAGATGCGTTTATATTATCCTTTAAATTATCAAAAGAATTATTTAAACCACCATTTGCCCTATCTAATACACTTAATTGATTTGTAATAACATCAATAAATTCAGTATTACTAATATTTAAATTTCTTAAACCTTCTGCAGTATTTGTGCCAAATGTTTTTAATAATATATCGTTTAACTCTGGTAGCCTTTCTTTTACTATGTTTAAATCTTCTGCAAGAATACTTGTACTACTACTTATTTGAGTTAAACCATATATTACGCCTGCAAATTCTTCTGGACCACCTTGCGCTCTTGCGACAGCATTTCCAAATTGAGTTATAACATTTCTAGCTTTATCGGCATCCATTCCTACAGATTGCAAAGAAGCCGAAGCCTTAACGACTTGAGGTAATGCAAGCCCAGGATTTTCGGCAACTTTACGAAGCTTATCCATTTCGGCTGCGGCATCTTTACTACTACCCATAATGGCAGTTAAACCTCCTTCAAGTCTTTCCATATCTGCAAAAGACTTTAAAGCAGCCGCGCCAATCCCGACAATAGGCATAGTCAATGATGTAGTAAGATTAGAACCTACGTTCTTCATCGTATTACCAAACTTAGTCATAGATTTTTCTACCTTACCTAACTCTTTATCAAGATTAGTAGTATCAATACCCAGCTTTAAAAGTAGTTTACCTATTGCCATTTATGCTTCTTTATCCCATTTGTCAAATATTGACTTGTCATTATTTGTCAAACTTCTTTTAGTTTCTTTTTTAGTAGGATTGTCCCAAGCGAATTGAATTAAATCAGTAGGTTTTAAACTTTTGCCTTTTTCGGTATAAACATTTAAAAGACAAGTTGTCTGCCATCTTATTCGTTCCCATTCTATTTCATTCTGACTTTGTAAATGATTATTAAAGCCTTGCATAGCCATAACAACTTCTTTAAAACTCATGTCATTGTATTGCGAAGGAGGAAATCTTAAAACTCCGAAACAAAAGCGTTCGATGTATTCAAGGGTAAGCTCTCCGCCTTCGCTACTACGTTTTTTTGGCTTTCATCTTCTGGAGGTGAAATCTCATTTGAAATCATTTCCATGATACGAGCTATGCCACCCATATCAGTATCGACCAAATCGCAAAAAGATTGTAAATCGTAAGGACATTTTTCTCCTTTAGATTTGTACCCTTGTTGAACGCCTGCAAAGGCAAGTTCAAGTGCTAAAAGAAGATCTTCGCCAAGTTGGGAAAGGTCACTTAATTTAAGTTTCCTTTCCCTTAAAAATGTACCTAAAACGAACATACCAAATTTAATTGGAATGTCCGCATTAGCTATTTTTATTGTTTTCATTTTAGGTAATTTTTAAATTATGCTTTAGTAGTTTTCACAATAGC